ACTTTCTCCAACTCTGACCATGATTTCACTTAAAGGAGCCTTTATGACTGCAAAGACATGGCGAAGTCGAATAAAGAAAGCCTGTGTTGATGCAGGCACATACAAGAAGTGCTTTGACTCGGTGATTGACACGCTCTCCCAGATCATGGCCGAGAGGGATGAAGCCCGTGAAGCATACGATGGCGTCCCGATCGTGGAGCACACGAACCAGGGTGGGAACACAAACCTTGTCCAGAACCCGGCGCTCCGGCTTATCAATGACCTGAACCGTGATGCGCTGGCGTACTGGCGGGAGCTTGGATTGACTCCAAAAGGCTTGAGGCAGATCAATGAAGCGGCGATTAAAGAGACAAAGACGACATCTGCTTTAGAGAAGGCGCTGGCGAAGCTTGAAACATAAGCATTGGGCCGACGTGCTGAAATACTGCGAGGATATCCGGAGCGGGAAAAAGATCGCCTGTAAAGAGACAAAGCAGGCTGTGGAACGTTTCTACCGCGACCTGGAAAATCCGGATTATGAGCTTGTCCATAAAGCTCCGGAGTTCTGCATCAGCATCATCGAGTCGACGATTAAGCACCAGCAGGGCGAAACGCTTGACGGAAAGCCGCTTCGAGGCAAGCCGTTCCTGCTCCTGCCTTTTCACAAATTCATTATTTACAACCTGGTCGGGTTTAACCTTGCCGGCACGGATGTGGTCCGGTTCCACGAGGCCCTGATCTATATCCCTCGAAAGAACATCAAGACCAGCTTCTCCGCCGCTCTTGCCTGGGCCCTGTCCCTATGGTATCGCAATTCCGGCGCGAAGACCTACATCACCGCTGCAGCCCTGATGCAGTCGCTCGAGTCTTATAATTTTCTGACCTACAACGTCAAGAACATGGGCGAGTGGGACAAGGACGGCGGGCATGTCCACATCATCGACAACAACAACGAACACTCAATGAGCGCACAGCTTGGCGAGGGTTCGTTTTTTATTCGCGCACTCGCAGCCAACCCGGATGCACAGGATTCACTGAACTGCAACATTGCGATCTGTGACGAGATACACGCCTTTAAGCAGCCAAAGCAATACAACCTGTTCAAAGAGGCTATGAAGGCCTACACGAATAAGCTGCTGATCGGGATCAGTACGGCCGGCGACAACGAGCAGGCGTTTCTCGGGCAGAGGTTGAAGTATTGCAGGAAGGTGCTCGACGGCACCGTGAAGGATGAGCAGTATTTCATCTTCATGGCTTGCGCGAACCCGGATGAAGAGACCGGAGAAATCGACTATACGAACCCGGTCGTGCATGAGATGGCGAATCCAGCCTATGGTGTCAGTATCCGCCCGAATGAGATCCTGAACGACAGCCTGCAGGCCATGAACGACCCACAGCAGCGCAAGGATTTCTTCGCGAAGTCTTTAAACGTCTACACGAATGCCATCAAGGCATGGTTCAACCTGGATGAATTCCGACGGAGCGATAAGAAGTATTCCTGGAGCCTGCAGGAGCTGTCGCGGCTCCCAATCGACTGGTACGGCGGCGCGGATCTGTCGAGAACATACGACCTGACCGCCGCGGCTCTGGTGGGTAATTACAAGGGGACGGACATCATCATCACGCATGCCTTTTTTCCGGTCACGCAGGCTGCCGCAAAGGCAGACACGGATAACATCCCTCTGTACGGCTGGATGGATGACGGGTGGCTCACCATGTGCAACAGCCCGACCGTCAACATCGGTGATATCGTCCGGTGGTTTATCGACATGCGGAAGATGGGCTTTAACATCCGGCAGGTCGGGCATGACCGGAAATTTGCCGGTGAGGAATACTTCCCCGCGATGAAAAAGGCCGGATTCAAGGTGATTGACCAGCCGCAGTACTACTACCTTAAATCCCAGGGGTTCCGGCATATCGAGAAGGCGGCGAAAGACGGGAACCTGTACTATCTGCACTCCGATGCATACGAATACTGTGTTGGCAATGTCATGGCTGTAGAAAAGACGGACGACATGGTCCAGTACGAGAAAGTGTCTCCGGAGATGAGAATAGATCTGTTTGATGCCTCTGTCTTTGCAGTAGTCAGGATGTGTGAAGACATGGAAAAGCGCCGGAAGGCCTCCGGCTGGTGGGGTGATAAATGAGAAAGAAAAGAATGAGAAAAAAGAGAGACAGCACACAGACGGTAAAGAGTCCGATTGCCGTCTGGCTCGCGGATGGTGATCTGTCCTGTGCCGGCTATGTATCGCTTGACCAGAATCCGGAGATCCTCACGGCCTGCAGACGGATCGCCCAGCTGATCGGGGCAACGACCATCTACCTGATGAATAATACAGCGGACGGTGATAAGCGGATCGTGAACGAGCTTTCCAGGGCGGTCGACATCGAGCCCATGCCAAACATGACGCGCTCGACTTGGATGGAAGCGATCGTGATGACACTGCTGTTGTACGGAAAGGGAAATGCGATTGTCGTCCCGCATACGTGGAAAGGGCTCCTGCAGAGCCTGGAGCCGATTGCCTCAGACCGCGTGCAGATCGTTCCGGACGGCAATTCCCGCCGGGACTACAAGGTGATGATTGACGGAATTCCAAAGGATCCGTCGAATCTCTGTCACTTTGTTTACAACCCGGACAAGATTTACTCATGGAAAGGACGCGGCATTGACGTTTCTCTCCGGGATCTTGCGGACAACCTTAAGCAGGCCCGTCACACAGAAAAGGCGTTTATGGCATCTGAGTACAAGCCGAGCATTATCGTCAAGGTGGATGCGCTGACGGATGAATTCGCGAGCGCTGAAGGCCGGCAGAAACTGCTCGACAGCTACGTCAAGCCCGCCCGGACCGGAGAGCCGTGGCTTATCCCGGCGGAACAGTTCCAGGTGGAGCAGGTGCGGCCGCTTTCCCTTGCGGACCTGGCTATCTCCGATACCGTGACGCTCGACAAGCGCGCTGTGGCAGCTATCATCGGAGTCCCGCCCTACATGGTCGGAGTCGGCGAATACAACGCTGGTGAATATAACGCCTTTATCAAAAATGTCATCATGCCGCTGTGTAAATCCATCGCCGCAGAGCTGACCAAGAAGCTCCTGATCAATCCGGCGTGGTACTGGCAGTTCAACGCATGGTCACTGATTGACTACGACATGGAAAAGGTGAGCGGCCTTCTCCTGCAGGGTGCTGATCGCGGCTTCGTGAATGGCGATGAATGGCGTGACAGGATGCATCTGAGCCCGGCCGGCCTGAAGGAATACAAGGTGCTCGAGAATTACATACCTTACGACAAAAGCGGCGACCAGCAGAAATTGAACGGAGGCAGCGAATGAGCCCACTGATCTGCAAACACGCCTACCGAGAGGGCGGCAAGAAGCGCGGGAAAGTCTACTGCAAAGTGAGCGGAATCGTCTGCGCACACGTCAAATGGTGCGAACTTAACGGCGAATTTCAGCAGCTCGCAAGCGCAGCAGACTGCCCGGGAAAGGACATGAAGGATGGAGAAGCGAGAGTGGAGGCAGGTACGCTCGGTACCGAGCCACTTTGAAGCACGGGAAGAGGAAGGGAAAAACCCCAGAATTGAGGGGTACTTTTCCGTATTCGATTCAATTTATGAGATCGCGCCCGGCATGACGGAATCCGTCGCCGCAGGCGCTTTTTCTAAGTCACTTTCAAATGATGTGCGGGCGCTCGTAAATCACGACACAACGCTCGTGCTCGGAAGAACAAAGGCCGGGACTTTACAGCTCCGCGAGGACTCACATGGCTTATGGGGCTCCGTCGAGATCAATCCGAACGATTCCGACGCGATGAACCTGTATGAGCGCGTGAAGCGCGGAGATGTCGACCAGTGTTCTTTCGGGTTCGAGATCCGGTCCGAGGATACCGACATCCGGGAGGACGGAAGCGTGCATTTTACACTGCGCGACGTGGATCTGTTTGAGGTGAGTTGTTGCACCTTCCCTGCGTACGAGTCGACCAATATCTCCGCCCGCGAAAAGCAGCGGGATGAGATCAAAAAGCGCGAGCTCGACGCATGGAAAGAAACCATGAAAAGGAGGTTACAGCATGGCACTGAAAGCGCTGATGCTCAGAAAGAGGCTGAATGATGCTATCAAGCAGCGCGACGCTCTGACCGCAAAGGACGCGGAATACGAGAAGCGCGAGGCTGAGATCGCCGCCAGCATCGAGGAGGCTGAGACAGAAGAGGAACAGGCCGCTGTTGAGGAAGCCGTTGAGGGCTTCGAGGCAGATAAGGCCGCACATGAACAGCAGAAAGAAGGCATCGAGGGGACTATCCGCGATCTCGAGGCCCAGCTGTCCGAAGAGGAAGCAAGGCAGGATACCACACCTGCAGACACGCCCGCAGAGGAACACGAGGAAAGGAAAGAGGTAATCGCTATGGATACCAGAAGCAAGATTTTCAGAAATATGTCTATTGCGGATCGTACCGCGATGTTTGAGCGCGAGGATGTCAAGGCCTACCTGGCCGGCGTCCGCACCGCGATCAAAGAGAAGAGGGCCATCACCAATGTGGGCTTGACCATCCCGGAGGTCTTCCTTGGCCTTCTGCGCCAGACCGTCGGTGAGTACTCCAAGCTTTACAAGCACGTTACTGTCCGCCCGATCTCCGGCACCGGTCGCGAAGTCATTCAGGGTGATGTCCCCGAGGCGATCTGGACAGAGTGCTGCGCAACCCTCAACGAGCTGTCTATCGGCTTTAACGATGTCGAGGTCGACTGCTACAAGGTCGGCGGCTACTTCAAGGAATGCAATGCGATCCTGGAAGATTCTGATATCGATCTGGCCGCTACTCTGCTTGATGCGATCGCGCAGGCAATCGGCAAGGCCCTCGACAAGTCCATGATCTACGGCCGCAACGCCGCCACCACGATGAAGATGCCTCAGGGTATCGTTTCCCGTCTGGTGCAGACCGAGGCCCCTTCTGGTTATCCTGCAACTGCCCGTCCCTGGGCCGACCTGCACACCAGCAACATCAAGACCATCACCGCGGCCAACAGCACCGGTATCAAACTGTTCCAGCAGATCCTGCTTGCGACCAACGCGATCCGCAACGACTACGCGACCGGCAATAAGGTCTGGGTCATGAACGAGGGCACTCTGAACACTCTCAAGGCTGAGGCTATGGGATTCAATGCGGCCGGCGCGATCGTTTCCGGCATGGAGGGCACAATGCCCGTCATCGGCGGCACTGTCGAGGTTTTGAACTTCATCCCCGACAACGTGATCATCGTCGGTTACTTTGACCTGTACCTTCTGGCAGAGCGTGCCGGCGCGAAATTCGCTGAGTCCGAGCACGTCTATTTCATCCAGGACCAGACGGTCTTCAAGGGCACTGCCCGTTATGACGGTACTCCCGTCATCCCTGAGGCGTTCGCGGCGATCGGTATCGCAGGCGTGACCCCCAATGCAACCATGACTTTCCCGTCTGATACGGCAAATGCCTGATAAAGCGAGGTGATCGATATGCTCCAGATGCTTAAAACCGACCTTGGTATCACGGCATCCGCATACGATGAGCGTTTGGGGCAGTATCTCGACGCCGCCCAGAAGCGCATCGAAGAAGAGGGCGTAACGCTCGACACGAACGATATCGGCGACATGCAGATTATCGTGATGTATGCAGCGTGGATGTGGCGGCGTCGCGACACGATGGAGGGCATGCCGCGGATGCTCCGGTATGCTCTCAACAATCGTGTTTTTGCCGAAAAAATGAAAGAGGAGGGCTGAGGCATGGATGATGTTTTGGAACTCCTCGGCGTAACGGTAACAAAGGATTCCCGCGGTGTGCAGAAAAAGACTTCGACATCGCGGGAAGTTTTTTGCAGACGCCGGAGCGTGAGCCGGTCGGAGTTTTTCGATGGAGGCCGCAACGGCCTGAACCCGGAATACCTGTTTGAGGTATTCGCCGGAGATTATGACGGCGAAACGATGTGCAGATACAACGGCAAGCCCTATGCGATTTACCGCACGTATCTGCCGGACAATGCCGACTACATCGAGCTGTACGTGCAGCAGGAAGGCGGCACAAATGGCTACTAAATGCACGATTGAGACATTCCCCGCAGAAATCCAGAAGATTCTTCAGAAGTACGGCGAGGAAGTCGATAAGAACCTTGGGAGCGTCATCGACGAAGTGGCGCAGAAGGGCGTCGCGGCTCTCCGCTCATCGTCTCCGGTGAATCCGAAGGGCAAGAAGTCGGGAGCGTATGCGCGAGGGTGGAAAGTTGAGAAGACCACCGCGAAGGCCGGCAGGGGTCTCAGTACGACAGCCACCATCTACAACACGCATCCGAGCCTTCCGCACCTTCTGGAGCACGGGCACGCCCTCAGGCAGGGCGGACGCTCGCCGGCAACTGTACACATCGCTCCAGTCTCCGACATCATTTTCGAGGAAATCGGACAGAGGTTAATCAAGTTATGACATACGCAGAAGTAAATTCCCTAATTGAATCAATCGGCATCCCGTCTGCGTATTATCAATTCACGGCTGACACGGCTGTGCCGCCGCCGTTTATCTGCTTCTACTTTGAGTACGACGCCGACCTGTACGCGGACAACCGCAACTACCAGAAGGTCGCACGCCTCATGATCGAGGTCTACACGGATGAGAAAGACTTTGACCTGGAGGCGAGAGTAGAAGCTGCACTAAACGACGCCGACATCGCTTATGTCCGCAATGAAATGCCGATTGAGTCGGAGCGTCTTTATTTAGTCACTTTTGAAACCAGCATCATTATCACAGAGGAGGCTAACGAAAATGGCTGATACTGCAAACAACAAGATCAAATTCGGCCTGTCGAATGTCTACTATGCCGTGGCAACCATCGCCGCGGATGGCTCCGCGACATACGGCGCACCTGTCAGGATCCCCGGCGCGGTCAACCTTTCCCTTGAGCCGCAGGGTGAGAACACGCCCTTCTATGCCGACAATATCGTTTACTACACATCCGCCAGCAATGCCGGATACGAGGGAGATCTCGAAATCGCCCTGATCCCGGAATCCTTCAAGAAGGACGTACTCGGCTATGCAGAGGATGTGAACGGCATCCTGTACGAGGATGTGGATGCGAAGGCGAAGAATTTCGCCCTGCTCTTCCAGTTCGAGGGCGACGTCAAGGCTGTTCGTCATGTGCTCTACAACTGCACGGCGACCCGCCCGTCTATCGAGTCTGAAACGAAGACAGATTCCACCGAGCCCACCACTGAGAAGATCACCGTCACAGCGACCAGCGTGTACAACGCGGGGATTGAAAAGAACATCGTAAAGGCCAGATGCACGAAGGACCAGGCTGCACAGTACGCCGCATGGTTCGAGAGCATTTACCAGCCCGCAGCACAGGGCGCCTGATTCATCTAAGGAGGACGTATGTACAAAGTTGTAAAGATTGGAGACAAGGAAGTCCCCATGCTTGCCATGGCAAGCTCGGACATCTACTACAAGCGGCTTTTCGGCGAGGATCCGCTGAAAGTTGTAACCGCCCAGAACGAGGGCGACAACACCACCCTGCTCTTCCAGATGGGATTCATCCTGGCAAAGCAGGCGGAGCTCCGCGACCGCAAAAAGATGATGGCGCTCACAATGGACAATTATATCGACTGGCTCGACTCCATGGAGTACGGCGACTACATCGGGGCACTCGACCAGGTCGCCGCGGTTTACTACGGTAACCGCATTACATCATCTCAGGAAAAAAAAGTGAGCGGCCAATAGACCGCGACTGGAATGTCGCGCTTTTCATGCTCCGGGTGATCCAGGTTGGCCTTGACCTGTCTGATCTGGATTACCTGGAGTACGGAGAGGTGTTCGACATGTTTATCGAGGCCGGAAACGACCACTGCACATATCGACAGAAAGCAACACAGGCGGATTTTGATAAGTTTTAACCGGAGGTAGGGACTTTTGGCGGCAGGGAGACGAATAGCGGGTATCACCATCGAGATTGATGGCAATACTACGAAATTGACAAAGGCTCTTGCGGAAGTCGACAAGAGTCTGAAAAATACATCAACCCAGTTAAAGGACATCGACAAGCTCCTGCAGATCAAGCCGACCAGCACGGAGCTGTTGACACAGAAACAGAAGGCACTGCAGAAATCCATCACGGATACCAAACAGCGTCTGCAGGAATTAAAGAACGTCCAGAAGGACTCCGTATCACCAGAGCAGTGGGATGCTGTACAGCGTGAGATTGTCGAGACGGAAGGTAAGCTGAAAAGCCTTAACAAGGAATATCAGCAGTTTGGCTCTGTCGGGGCCCAGCAGGTCGCCGCCGTTGGCGAGAAAATGAAAGAGGTCGGCGGCACGATGGTCAGCGCAGGCCAGACCATGACTACGCACGTGACTGTGCCGATCGTCGCGGGCCTGGGGGCGAGCCAGGCAAAATTTGCAGAGGTCGACAAGACCATGCAGCTGACCAACTCGACCATGGGGAACACGGCAGAGCAGGCCGCGCTGCTTGACGCAGCCATGAAGGAAGCCGCTGGCAATTCAACGTACAGCATGAACGATGCAGCAACGGCAACTTTGAACTTTGCCCGTGCCGGCCTGAGTGCAGAACAGGCTGCGGCGGCTCTAGCTCCGGCAATGAACCTTGCCGCAGGCGAAGGCGGAAATCTTGACACGGTTTCCGGTGGCTTGGTCGCAACTATCAATGGCTTCCATGGATCCTTTGAGCAGGCCGGCACGTATGCGGACGTGTTTGCAAATGCGTGCAACAATTCCGCACTGGATGTTGACAGCTTGTCTCATGCGATGAGCGTCGCGGCTCCTATCTTTTCCGCGGCGGGCTACTCCGTCAATGACGCCGCCCTGTACATGGGGGTCATGGCCAATGCCGGCATTGACGCTGACAAAGCGGCAAACAGCCTGAAAACCGGACTTGCGAGGCTTGTCTCTCCGGCCAAAGAAGGCGCAGAGACGATGGAACAGCTCGGCATCTCCGTCACGAATTCGGACGGAACCATGAAGGATTCCGTCACGATCCAAAAAGAATTACACGATGCTTTCGGGAAGCTGTCGGAATCTGAACAGATTGCGGCGGCTTCTGCTATTTTTGGCAAAAACCAGATGGCTCCATGGCTTGCGCTGATCAACACTGCGCCCGGGGACGTCGGAAATCTGAGCACGGCGCTCGAACAGCAGGGTACTGCATCCCAGATGGCAAGCGACATGATGGGCGGCTATGGCGGCTCCATTGAAAAGCTGAAATCATCCGTGGATGTCCTCATGACATCGCTCGGTCAGATCGTCGCGCAGTTTTTACAGCCCATCATTGACAAGGCGCAGGAAGTAGTCGACTGGTTTAATAAGCTCGATTCCGGACAGCAGAAAATCGTCGTTACGATTGCCCTTGTGGTTGCCGCGATCGGCCCGCTCCTGATGATAGTCGGAAACATGATCATCATGATCGGTCAGGTGATGACATATGCCCCGATGATTTCCACAGCTATAACGGCGGTGTCCGGAGGCTTTGCGGGACTTACGGCGGCGGCCGGCGGACTGGCTACCAGTATTGCTGGTGTTGTCGCTCCGTTCCTGCCCTTTATCGCAATCGCCGCCGCAGTCGTCGCGGCCGGCGTCCTGATTTATAAGAACTGGGACACCATCAAAGCGTGGGCCAAAAAACTTGCTGAAGGCGTCAAGACGGCGTTTAACGCGCTGAAAGCTGGCGTCGTTGCTGTGCTGAATGCTGTCAAGGATTACTGTATAAAATCCTGGGACAACATCAAGACGCAGACCATGACGATCGTTAATGCGATCAAGACCGTTGTGACTACAGTCTGGAATGCCATCAAGACTGCGATCAACACGGTCATCAATGCGATAAAGTCCGTAGTCACCACCGGATGGAATGCCATCAAGACCGGCGTGACAACTGCGGTTAATGCGATCAAGACTGTCGTTACTACTGTCTGGAATGCGATCAAGACAGCCATAACAACCGTCGTTAATGCGATTAAGACGGCGGCAATGAGCGCATTCAACGGTATGAAGTCCGGCATAACATCTGTGGTCAACGGTATCAAATCTGTGGTCACGAGCGCGTTCAACGCGGCGAAAAACGCAATCGTCAATCCGATCAACAGCGCGAAGAATACTGTTAAGAGCGCGATCAGTGCTATGTCACGAGCGTTCAGCGGTGCAAAGTTTAAATTTCCGAAAATCAAGCTCCCGCATTTTTCGTGGACAATGCAGAGTATTGCCGGCATCGTAAAGGTTCCGAAAATCCATGTATCGTGGTATCGGAAGGCCTACGATAACCCGTACCTTTTCAACAGCCCTACCGTCATGAATACATCCGCAGGCCTCAAGGGCTTCGGGGACGGCAACGGTGGAGAAATCGTCTACGGGCGCAAGCAGCTTATGCGGGATATCTCAGAGGCTGCCGGCGGCGAGGCAAATTATACCGTCAATGTCTACGCGGCGCCTGGCATGGATGTAAACACACTCGCCCAGAAGGTGCAGGACAAATTCGTACAGTGGCAGAGGCAAAAGGAAGCGGCTTATGCGTAATTACTTTACCTTTGGCGGCATCGACAGCCGCGACCTTGGTATCTATATCAGCGGCGAGGGCGTCTATAACGCGCCCTCCCGCAACTATAATGCAATCGCAATCCCCGGGCGGAACGGCGACCTGCTCGGACTTGAGCGGCGCTTTTCCAACGTGGAAGTGAAGTATCCTGCGTTTTGTTATGGAGATTTCGCGAACCGTATCGCCGCGATCCGTGAAGCGCTCCTGTCGCTCGAAGGCTACCAGAGACTCGCGGACACCTATAACCCGGAAGAGTACCGCATGGCATACTTCGAAGGCGGCTTTGAAGTTGAGCCGACCACTGTGCATGATGCTGGAAATTTTGAATTGACTTTTACCTGTAAGCCGCAGCGCTATCTCGTCAGCGGCGAGACCGCACAGGCCGTGGCTTCCGGTGATACACTGAACAATCCGACAGGATTTGACGCGCTCCCGGTTATCCATGCGGTCGGCTACGGCATGATCGAGGTTGGGAGCCAGGCAATCGTAGTGGCCAACACATATCCGGAAGTGACGATAAACTCAGAGATCGCGGATTGCTACTACGACCTTCAGAGCGCAAACGATGCTGTATCTTTCAGCACCAACGATTTCCCTGTGCTCCATCCCGGAGCGAACGGCATCGCCTATAGCTCTACGTTTACATCTGTGACGGTAACGCCTAACTGGTGGAGGGTATAAGATGGTTCCAATTCTATTTGAATCAAACGCTACTGACTTCTCCACCAATGGCCTGACCCGCCTGTATGACTGTATGGAGTGCACTGTCACGGAAGAGCGCAACGGCATCTACGAGTGTGAATTTCAGTATCCTGTTTTTGGCCGGAGATACGACCTGATCAAGGAAGGCCGCATCATCGCAGTTACCCATGACGACACTGGAGACCGCCAGCCTTTTATAATCTATTCGAGAACCGAGCCGATGAATGGTGTCGTGACATTTAACGCGCACCATATCAGCTACAGGCTCGGAAATGTGATTTTAAAGCCGATGAGAGCAACCAGCATCTTGTCGGCTTTTCGTCTTTTTGAGACTGACACGATCACGGAACAGCCCTTTGCGTTCTGGACAAGCAAGGCCAGCGAGGGCAATTTCCACATCAAAACGCCGCGAAACTGCAAGGAAATGCTCGGCGGTACAGAAGGATCCATTCTGGATGCATTCGGTGGCGGCGAATACGAGTTTGATAAGTGGACGGTTAAGCTCTATCAGCATCGCGGGCGGGATTCCGGCGTAACACTCCGGTATGGCAAAAATATCACCGACATGCAGAGGGAATACTCGGAGCTCGGAATCTATAATGCCGCTGTGCCTTTCTGGAGTGATCAGGACGGGAACAATGTCGTGTACGGCAATGTCGTACTTGCTCCGGATGCGGTTATATCGCTTGCTCCGTGGACAACGGAGAGCGACGCACATGTGACGGACGAAAACGGCAACGACATCTTTTTTGGATATGCGACAAATGTCGTCACCACGCTCGACTTGTCGCAGAAGTTCCAGGAGATGCCGACCGTCGAGCAGCTTGAGGACGCCGCCGCTGACTACCTCAATCAGCAGCAGCCATGGCTTCCGAATGAGAACATCAAGGTGAATTTCGCCCAGCTCTGGCAGTCGAACGAGTACGCAAGATACGCGCCGCTCCAGAAGGTGCGCCTGTGCGATACAGTGACGGTTTACAACCCGGTACTTAAGGTCAATGCAACGCTGAAATGCATCAAAACCGAATGGAATGTACTGGAAGACAAATACGACAGCATCGAGCTCGGAAAAGCGAAGACCAGCTTTGCAGATACTATCAAAGCGCAGGTCGAGGAGTCGTTTAAAGCGACATATCCTAACTTTGACATGATGGCGGACGCGATCGCGGCGAACACGGCGAAGATCACCGGCGGTCTCGGTGGGCATGTGGTCTATAAGCTTAATGCCGACCTGCATCCGGAAGAGATCCTCGTGATGGATACCAATGATATCACGACCGCCGTCAACGTCTGGCGCTGGAACATGGGCGGCTTCGGGCATTCCCATAGCGGATATAACGGGCCTTTTGACGACATTGCGCTGACACAGGACGGACATATCAACGCGAGCATGATGACTGTAGGCATTTTGAACGCCAACATCATGAAAGCCGGCATCATCTCTGATATCACAGGATCCAACTGGTGGGATCTGATCACAGGCGAGATAAGCCTCGGCGGGTCCGCCTCGATTGGCGGATATACCGGCGACAGCATCCGGCAGACTTTCCAGACGCAGAGCGACCTGATAGCGGAGACGCAGGAGAATACAAACGAGGTCCGGCGGTACATCAACATCAATCCGCAGATACCGTCTATCACGATCGGAACCGGCGAAGAAACTTATGTCGAAATCGGCTCCGAGAAGATGGACTTTGTGAGCGGCGGCAATGCCAATGTCAGCATAACCAACAAGGATGCGACTGTGCCGACCATCAACGTGACGACGCTCAACATGGAGGTCGTGGACGCATCGACTGGTGATACAATCGGCGACCTGTTCTGGGTCGCTCGAATGAATGGACATCTGTCGCTTAAGGTGAGGGGGTGAGTAGATGGCGCGAATTTATGGCGACGTGGCAGGAAGCGCGGGTTTTCGCGCTTATCTCGACTACACCATTACAGAGACTGCGACCACATACAGGGTTGACGTAAAGGGCGGCATACAGGCATACACAAAGGCAATATCTCATAGTGGGAGTAGCTCCGCAGGTACGATAAACGGATATGTATATGTTGGCAGTACGCCGTATCAAAAAACGGTAACCGACTACAGCATCGCAAAGGGCGCCGTGCTACAAGTCGATGATGACTATGTAACTTATACAAAAGGTACATCGGCAGTAGCTCACGAGCTGCAGGCTGTCATGGCAATTGTCAGCGATGGAACAAGTACGGTAAATTTTGCTGTTACGGTTCCCGCCCTCGCCTCCTATGCCGTAACCTTTAACGCCAACGGCGGAACCGGTGCACCGTCAGCGCAGACCAAATACTATGGTAAGACGCTGACCTTATCCAAAACAAAGCCGACCCGCACCGGCTACCAATTTGTAAAGTGGAACACGAAGGCAGACGGATCCGGTACATCTTACAATTCCAGCGGAAGCTACACGGCCAATGCGGCTGTCACGCTGTACGCAATCTGGGAATGGGTGTATGTCCCGCACAAAATCAGCAACCTGTCAGCGGTGCGATGTGACAGCGCAGGTACGGCAAGCGACACCGGCGCTTATGCGAAGGTGACGTTTAACTGGACAAAGGCTGCGTTGGAATCCGGACAGGTGAACCCATCTGCAATCAAAGTCGGATATAAGCTGTCGACGGCAAGTACTTACACATATGCCAGCGTGTCCGACCTGACAAGCGGCACGGCCTCGATCATCATCGGCGGCAATCTTACAGAAGACAACACCTACGATGTGATCGCTGTGGTCAGCGCTTCTGGGCATGCGGACGTTACGAAAGAAACCTACATATCGTCTTCTTATTTTTGCATGGACGTATCGCCGGACGGAAAAGCTGTGGCATTCGGGCGGTCGGCTCCGGAGAATAAAGAGGGGGTTTTCTTCGGACTTCCTCCGCACATTGATGTCAATACCACAGCGACAACAGGCATTGACGCAAACATCACAGCAGCCCTGGACGCACTTGGGTGGACGTCGACTGTTATATCCAACAAAAATCTGGATGTAAAGCTGCTACTGCAGAAGCTGTTGAATATCCGGATTGTTGAGGTGACATCGTCCACCTTTTCCATCGATGCAAACGGATACCTGCATCTGGTTGTGCCGCTTCCGTCGTCCGGCACGGCAATCGCTGTGGTCGGCTGGTACATCACAGGCACGACAAATACCTGGGGAAACATATACGAGTACACGCTCACGTCGGCCGGCGGAGACTTCCGGATCAAAAACCTGAATCAGACCGATGCGATGAGTTGCCAGTTGACAGTGCGGTATCTGGTGATCGGATAGGAGGTGAAATAAGTGCAGATACATGAACTTACAAACACAGCTGATTTATCCAGTACGGATTATGTCGGCGTTGATAACGGGACGACCACACGGCGCTTTGACCTCGGCGCGTTAATCGCATCGATTCGGAACAGATTGGCTGGTGCAGAGACCGAAATCTCGAATCTCCAGACAAGCGTCTCTGACGTGCAGGGTGATGTAGCGGACGCGCAGAGCGACATCACGGGACTCGGCACACGGCTGGATGCTGCGGAGTCATCCATAACATCACAGGGGACACGGTTGTCCACCGCCGAATCCGACATTGATGCACTTGAGGGCCGGGCGACCACGGCAGAGTCCAACATCACGTCCCTGCAGAATAACAAGGTCGATATGACCACGCCCCTGCTCAACTTTGACGATACTGCCACCGACCCGCTGACAGATGACGGTGCGCTGGCGAATGCGCTTACGGCGCTTGGGATTCTGAGTGATGTAATACCAAGTGGCGGCGGTTCATTGTATCTAAAAAAAGCGTTAACAGAATTGGCTGAGCAAATCACTACCAAACACGGAAGCATAACGATTGAATCCGGTTACACAGGGACTGTGCACAGTGGCACAAATATCACCAAACAGGGTGACATTGTAAATACTTACATCAGACTACAGCCGATAACGATTCCGGCGGGAAACAATCAGATAGTAGCCACTATCGACCAGTCGGCTTTTCACCCAAAAACAGTCGTATACGGCGTTGCGCAGTTAGGTGGTACCTTGGTCCCGTGTTCTATAAACAGTTCGGGCAGATTGATACTAAATGTTTCAACTGCACTGACAGATTCGTTTGTTATCGTAAACATGTCATATAATGTGAAATGACAGGAGAACTAATATATGAAATATCTTGTAATCGAAATCCAGACCAACACCGACGGCACAGTCGGCAATTTGGTCTATGCTTACGACGACCGCAATCAGGCGGAATCCAAATACCATGCCGTCCTTTCAGCGGCGGCAATCTCGGCGTTGCCGATGCACACATGCGTCCTTTTCCAGAGTGACGGCATCCTGCTTGCAAGGCAGTGTTATGTGCATGAGCAGGAGGTAGAAGAGGAGCCTACAGAATGATTTATCATATCATAAACGCCGCCATC